TTGTTGACAAGATAAATAATCATTTATACACTTACATACAAAGACATAAACTTATGCCGAAAGAAAAACTTACGTTGTATTTGGAGCATGAACAAATTGCTTGGCTTGATTCCAAAACAAATCCAGAATTAAAAGTATCTGCTGTAGTCAGAAACTTAATAAGAGACAAAATGAATGTTGAATCCAGAAGAAAAGCTAAAAAGACTTCAACAGGACTAGACCCGTTTTCTTTTTATGTAATTAACAAAGATGTAATACCTGATGATTTGAAACAATATGCAGATCTTTTAATTGAATGGTGGCCTATCAGAAAGAAAAAAGGTGGATCATGCACTACAAGCGTTGCTGAACGCATCTTTAAGAAGTTAAGGTCATTTCCTACACAAGATAGAAAACAAGCTCTTGAGAACGCTATAGCAGGTGGCTGGAAAGATTTATTTCCATTGAAGCAATCCTATAAACCAGAAGAACCAGAATTTAAGCCCAGATATTTTAAAGCCAGCGATAATGATTTACCACCAACATTGGCTGAAATGGGCAAGACCGCTAAAGAAATGATGGAGGGCAAATGAAAACTATCGAATTATTAAAACCACTCGCTATCTTCAGAGATCAGGAAACTCACAAATACTTTGATGAGACTTTACAAAGATGGCTTGCTTTTTCTACAACAGAAGTTTGTAATGAGCTAACAGAAGAAGCTAAAGAAAATATCGAAGCCTACAGATATATCTGGCAGCCTAGAGGAGTAAAAGTACATGAATGTTTAGCAGAGAAGATGCTTGGTAGTGGAGAAATCGAATCAGGAGATTATGAAGCATGGGTTGATCCATTACTTAATCATGAACTGTTTACACATTTTGAGCCAATGGCTGTTGAACTCATGATGTCTATACCAGATAAATCAGTTGGAGGTCAGCTTGATTTACTTGGATACGATACAAAAACTAAACAGATTAGATTGATTGATTTAAAAACTAAAGGCAACTCTAAATATGACATCAGAAAACGTGGGAAGGATGGCATGATTCATCTTGAAGATGTTGATATGTATTGGAAAGAACCTTATTTAACTGATAAACAATTAGGTTGTTACATTGAAATGTTGAAACTAAACTATGAGATAACCCCAGATGTATGTAATACCATTTGGGCTTATGAAGGAAAGTGCATCCTTAAC